AAGCAATGCAACCTGAATATGAGGACGAAACTCCGATTAATGCCTTTGACTTCTGGCAGGGTGCAAACTTCAAACTGAAGGCAAAGAGTGTTGCTGGTTATCGTAACTATGATTCCAGTGAGTTTGCGACTCCTGGTGCTCTTCTGGACGATGATGATGCAATGGAAGCAATCTGGAAGAAGCAGTATTCTCTGACTGAATTCGTTGCTCCTGACCAATTCAAGACCTATGAAGAACTGAAGAAGCGTCTTGATTCAGTGCTTGGTGCAAAGTCTGTGCGTCTCGATGAAGAAGTTGATAACGAGGAAGAGTATTCTCGTGGTTCTGCAAGGGACCTTGATGATGGTCTTCGTAGCGAACTGAATAATCTTCAACCCACTCGTCGTGCTGCTGCTCCAGTGGAAGAAGATGAGGATGATGACGCACTTTCGTACTTCGCAAAACTTGCCGAAGACTGATGTGTATGAGGAGGAGAGAAATCTCCTCCTTTAAAATGGAATTGAAACCTTTGTGTTTTCAGTCTTAATTAATCTATCATTCACATACTGCGATGACCTATCATAGATCATCGCTTTTCTTGTATCATTAATAACTTGTTGGAGGTATCTTGGTTTTAATACGTAGATACCTCTTTTATCATTGTTCTTTCTGACTTCATATTCATAATTACTCACACCCACAATTGGGTCTGATATGCGAATGACATTTTCTCCAAGTGCTGTTGCGTCATTTGTATAAAGATTTCCATCGTAAGTATAATAAACTTTAAAGTCTTCATCAACAACTTGATCTGCAGGAAGAATTAAACGGTCTTCTGGGTCTTTGACTTCTTTGGTTTCATAATGATGAATTTCGTTTAAGTCATTTCCATAGATTGATTCTGCATAATCATAGACTTGTTTATCAGATAATGGCCATTCATCTCTTAATCTTGTAATTCCTGCAGATACAATCACAACCCAATCATATTGAACGCTTCCATAAATCTCTTGTGCAACTAATTCTGGTCTAGAACCATCAGGAATCTGATACTTGTCGAAGATAGTAAATACATTTTGTAAGTCATCACGAAGTTTAACTCTACGGAATAGATTCTTTACCGTAACATATTGATGTGATGACTTAGTTCCTGGTAAAAAGGATTGATATTCTAAATTTGGAAGTTCTCTGAAGTATGTCATTAGTATCCAACTCCTGTTTTTCCTTCTGCACTTCCATAATCTTCGAAGTAAATCGGCGTCAATTCTTGGAAACCAAGTGTAAGATTCATATTTACTGGTGTGCCATCGGAGTAAGTAGCATACGTACCAGAACCAGTAAAGTTTAAACTTAAACCTTGAAGAGCGCAGATTTTAAATCTATTTAGATATGGGTGAGGTTTTCCACCACTCATATATTGAACTTTAAAAACGCTTGGTGCGGTTAAAAATAAACCTCCTGCTGCTCCTGAAGCAGTTCCTTTTTTGGCAGACATTTCTGCTTTTAGGAAATATACCATTTCTCTTATTACTCTTGCTTCATTAGCATCTCTTGGTGCTAAGTCGAATGCCAAAGAAAAACCTTCTCTTAAATTTACACCTCTGAATAATAATTCAATATTTTCATTGATGACTGCACCAGTCTCTCTACCCAAAATTTCTCCAAATAAATTTTGGTCTTGTCCTAACAATTGCTGAACTGCCTGTGCCGCAAAAAAGTTTTGTATTGCTTTTTGACCCAATCCAGTTTGAGAAGCTTCTACAACTGCTTTTCCTGATGTTATGAGAGCTTTTAATCCTTCTATTGGTCCATTAGTTATGGTTTTTTGACCAATACCTAATAGAGTTCCTGTTAACCCACTCAATTGACCTTGACCCCATCCAGCAGATTGAGAATTTGTGGGTAGGGATTGTGGCATAGGAAGTAAAAGAGTGCCTCTTACCGTTTTTCCACTCAAAGATTGATAATTTCTATCTGAAGTTGGGATTGTAAAATTATTAGAACTTAATTGCCCAACTCCCGGAGGTTCATACTTATATGCATCTATCTTCACATAGTCAGTATTCTGGTCTATGAGACCCAGTGGATATCTGAATACCGTTGGTTTGGACATTTATTTTTTGAACTATTTAGTTAGAATGTTGCTAAAAGGCAATCTTCTTAAGTCATCTATTTCTTCTCTATAGACCTCATAGACAGCACCTGCAACTTCATCCCAAGTGTATTGGCGCACTTCTCCCCAGTGATAATTGATTCCTCTAAATCCCCAATTAAAAACTTCTGTCACTGCAACTAAAGGATTTTGGTCATATCTCACTCCAGAAGTCTTTGCGTTATATACAAAAATATAAAACTTACCTGCCTTCGGTGGTCCTACAGTTTCTGGTAAAATAGTCTTTAATTTATTCATAATATCATTAGCATTTTCTGTCCCAAGCAGATTTTTTACAAGAAGGGTAATACGACTTCTTTTTCTTTGTTGTAAAGTCTTTCTTGGCATTACTTAATTCCCAATTCGTGTTCGGTGATTACCTTAAACTCATACCCACGATCAGCACACCATTCTCTTGCTGCTTCCCACTTTGATTGATTTTTAGCATACTCATAAACCTCTGCAATGTATTGCTTTGTTTGTCTCTTTGGTTTTGGGGGAGGCACTGTTTGTTTTGAGGGTTTAATCTCAATCATATATTTTTTAATACTACCATCAGATTCTTTGACTTTAATAAGAAAGTCGGGGTAGTATTTGTGAATTTTTCCGTCGATTGGGGAGCGATAAGGAATTGATTTTTCTTCAGATTCCCAAGATATAATTTTTTCATTTGTATCACAATAGACGCAAAACTTTCGCTCCCACAAAGACCGATAAATGATATTTGTTGGGTCTCCGTTATATTTTTCCGGAAAAGATGGTTTATATTTACCCTTATATGACATCTAAATACTTAATAATATAAGACTCGTATAAGGTATTTAGAGTGGCATTTCCTCGCAGAATATCGGATATTAAACCACTGCTAACCAATCTTGCACAAACTTCTCATTATGAAGTGCAATTTGGAATGCTGCCTCCAGAATTGATGTTTTACCTTTCTAGAAGGGGAATCAATCCCAGATTTATTGCTGAAAGCGCTGGTCTGTTATGCTACTCTGCTGTGCTCCCAACAACATCACTTGGTTCTTTTACGATTGATGGAAACTACATGGGAGTGCAAGAGAAGTTTGCTCACTCAAGAATTTACTCTGAAATTACTCTTGATTTTTATGTAGACAGTGATTATCAAATGCTCAATTTCTTAGAGTGTTGGATGGAGTTTATTGCCAGTGGATCTTACAATAATCAAGTTCTTGCTGGTGAAAACGCACCAATTAGTCAAAATGTCAGTAATTATTTTGTGAGAATGCAATACCCCCAATATTATAAGGCAAATCAAGTTAGAATAGTTAAGTTTGATAGGGATTATCGAAGGGAGATTGTATATAATTTTAGAGGGTTGTTTCCATTAAACATAAGTTCAGTTCCTGTTTCATATACGTCATCAGATACTTTAAAAGTTTCTGCTTCTTTCCAATACGATCGTTATATTGCTGGAGCAACAAATTCCTTTAATCAATTTGTTATCGGAAATAATAATAATCTCAATCCTCTTCAACCGCAGAATATTCCATCGGCTCCACAATCTGCAGAGGATGTTTTCCGAGCATCTCAGGAAACTTATACTTTTGGAGTAAGCAATAGCGAAGCACTTCAGTCAGCATCAGATTCTTTATCTTCAAATCCATTATCTACACAAGCGAACTCAGAAACTCTCTTCTAAATAACTTTACTGACGTTTCTATAGGTTATTATGCCTTTACCAAAAATTTCAACACCGACCTATGAGTTGGAAATTCCTTCTCTAAAGAAAAGTATCAAGTATCGCCCATTTCTTGTGAAGGAAGAAAAGGTTTTAATCATTGCAATGGAAAGTGAAGACCCAAAGCAAATTGCTGAAGCAGTAAAAACAGTAATTGGCAATTGCATTGTTACTCGTGGAATTAAGATTGAGCAACTTGCAACTTTTGATATTGAATATTTGTTCCTCAACATTCGTGGAAAATCTGTTGGTGAAACCGTTGATGTTTTAATTACTTGTCCCGATGATGGAAATACACAAGTTCCTGTAAGTATCAATCTAGATGATATTGAAGTTGAGTTTAGAGAAGACCATTCGAGAGATATCAAACTTGATGATAGTTTAACTTTGAGAATGAGATATCCATCAATGCAAGAATTTGTCAAGAGTAATTTTATTGCTGGATCTGAAATTTCTGTTGATGAAACATTTGATATGATTACCTCTTGTATTGAGCAGATTTATAGTGAAGAAGAGTCTTGGTCATCTTCTGATGTAACAAAAAAAGAACTTAAGGAATTTCTTGAGCAACTAACTTCTCAACAGTTTAAAGACATTGAAAAGTTTTTTGAAACGATGCCTAAACTTTCTCATACTATTAAAGTTACAAATCCAAATACTGAAGTGGAAAGTGAAGTAGTGTTGGAGGGTCTAACAAGTTTTTTCGCCTAGGAATGATGCACGAAGACCTTGCATCATACTACAAGACAAACTTTGCCTTGATTCAGCACCATAAATATTCATTAACAGAGTTGGAAAATATGATTCCTTGGGAAAGGGAGGTTTATATTACTCTTCTCCAACAATATATTGAAGAGGAAACCCTGAAGAATCAAGCGAATGGATAGGGCAGAAGCTGGTTTAAGAGCACAAACAGGTGAAAAACCGGGTGGTGGGTATTATACTGGCACAGAAAGAATTACCCTTCAAAAATTTTCTTTAGGTAGAATTACAACCCTCCCAAGAACTGTTTTTGGTGGGCGTGTAGTCTCTGGCGGTGGAGGTAGTGCTGGAGTAGGTGGAGGAGGTGGCGGTGCTGGCGCCACTACTGGCACAGCAATTGTAGTTAGACCTCAAGTTAGTTTAGTTGATAGAGCACAAGACTTAAGCATTCAAACAACTCAACAAACAGTTGGTGGTCTTCAGCAGAGTCTTGATGTGATTCGTGTGCAAGTCACCGACTTAAATCAGGGAGTGCAAAACACTGCCAAATTATTACAAGCAGAAAGTGCTGTTGAGCAAAATCAACTCAAGCAAGAGCAAGAACAAGAAAGAAGATTAGCAGAGCGTAAAATTCGTCTTGGTAAAGAAAGTGCTCTTGAAAGAGGAATTCAAGCGGCACTAGCAAGACCAATACTTAAACTTCAGCAAACCATTACAAGTTTGTTTGACCGTATTATGGGGTCTCTGACAACATTATTCTTTGGATGGCTTACAAATCAAGGTATTGAAACCTTAAAAGCACTGACTGAAGGAAATAGTAAAAAACTTGAAGAAATTAAGAATAATGTTATTAAGAATGTTTTATATGCAATAGGTGCTTTTGCTGCTGTTAAAATAGGATTCAGTCTCTTAATGAGAACGATTACTGGATTAACATTAAGATTGACAGGTCTTGTTGCTAAAATTACTTTAGCACCTTTTAGATTGGCAGGAGCAGCAATTGGTGGACTACTTGGACTTGGTAGAGGGGCAGCAAGAGCAATTACAGGTGCTGGTGGTAGGACTCCCATTACTACAAGTGGTGGAAGAGTTTTGAGTAGAAGCGGACCTTTGGGAAGGTTTTTAGGTGGAATTGGAAATATTGGAAAAGGTGCTCAAGGAGTTTTAAGGGGAGCTGGAAATGTTGCTTCTAAACTTTTTGCTCCTATAGCACTTGGAGTTGGAACTTACAGAATTGCAAAAGGAGATATCACGGGCGGATTATTATCCTACGCATCTGCTGTCCCAATTATCGGACTTCCTGCTTTAGGTGTTGACATTGCAAGAGAGTATGGTGCTTTTGAAGGAACATTCTTGGGTAAGAAAAAAGATAATGCGCCAACACCAACACCAACAGCAGCAAAAGTGTCTCCATCACAACCACAAACACCAGCAATGCCACCAGCATCTGAAATGAAATTCAGTGTGGATACTGCAAATATGTTACAGGCACCAGCACAACCTTTAGCACAAGAAACAGCATCTCCTTACGGAACATTAAATATCGAAGGATTGATTCAAGAAAAACCAGCGGCAAATATGCAGGCACCACCAAAACCAACTACTCCGGTTGGCACACTACCTGAAGCAAAGGCAAATATTATTATGGCAGGTGGTGGTAGAGATAGAACACAAACAATGGTAGCACAACAAGAACCATTGACTGATGTGCCATTCATACCATCTTCCAATACTGATAATTTTTATGTGCTTTATTCACAAATGAATTATAATGTGGTGATGTGATATGGTAGTAGCATCTCCTCTAAATTTAAAAAAAGTTACGACTTCGGCAAGTGATTCTCAAAAGAAAGTCACTGAAGCACGAAGCTCTGTAAAAAATATTGGTCAGGTTATTCTAAAAAGAACTAAAGTTAAAAGAGAATCATTTGCACAGACAAATCTTTTTAGAAAAAGAAGAGAAGAAAATGAAAAAAGAATGATGCTTGAGGATGAACTTGAAGCGCCAAGAGTTGCTATTAGTCTTGGTGGTCCTCAACAACTTACTCAATCAGCAGGCGTGGGGGGGTTTTTTAATCGAATTTTAGGATTTATTGGATACTTATCTGCTGGGTGGTTGATGAATAATCTTCCAACTTGGATTGCAATGGGTAAAGAGTTTGTTGCAAGAATTCAAAAAGCAGGTCAAATTCTTTCAGGATTTTTTAATAACACCATTAGATTGTTTGTTAATGTTGGAAATATTTTAGGAGCACTTGGTCAAAATCTATTGCAGTTTGATTTCTTTGATACTTCAAACCGTGTCAAAACTGCAATGAGTGATTTGAACTTTACGATGGAAAACCTTACAAGTCAAATTGAAGAAGCATTTGGACTATTAACAACTCCACTCACAGAAGGTAAGTATAGTGGAGAAAAGATTCCTGAAGTGGGCACACAGCAAACTAATGAAGGTGCTTATGCAGAACCACCACCTTATAGTAGTGGACCGCCATCAACCGGAAATATAACCAATACGCAAAAACAAGCATTAAATATACTTTCCAAATATGAATCTGCTGGGTCTGGAGGATATGATGCAGTAAATCAAATAGGTATAAGAGGTGGTAGGGGAGTAATGGGATATAGGGGTGATTTTAAAAAAATGCCTCAACACGGTGGAAGATCACTCACCGATATGACGATTGCCGAGATTATGTCTTTGCAGGCACCTAGATCCGGAATGTCAAATCAAGAATGGATAAGACAGGGTAGATTGCACGCGGTTGGAAGGTATCAGTTTATTGGAATGACTTTACCTGGAGTAGTTAAGAGATCGGGAATACCCATAACTTCAAAATTTACACCAGAAGTGCAAGATTTATTGGCATTACAATATTTGAAAGAAGCAGGAATTGGCGCTTGGATTGGTCCTGCAGATAAAGCTACACAACAAGAACGAGCAATTATAGAGGCAGCTAGGAAAGAACCTATAAATTATAGACCACCAGTATCTACAAGTTCATCATCACAACCTAGACAAAATCCTCCTGCAAGAGGAAGATTCACACCATTAACAGGAACTAGTGGGGATTCAATGGGAAATAAACCCCTATCCACCCCAACAAGTCCATTTTTGGGTAAAGCAGGACCAATAACTTCTGGTTTTGGTTATAGGTGGGGCAGAATGCATATGGGATATGATATTGGTGTTCCAACTGGGACTCCTGTCTATGCCTACTTGCCAGGTGTTGTAACTAGAATTGGATATGATCCATATGGATATGGACATTATATTGAATGGAAAGACAGTATTCATAATCAATTTCATTTCTTTGGGCACTTAAAACAAAAACCTTCTTTAAGAGAGGGTCAATCTTTTGAAGCTGGAGCTCCTTTAGGATTAACTGGTAGTACTGGAAGATCAACTGCTCCTCATTTACACTGGGAAATTGGACCACAAGGATCTCAAGTTGACCCAGGCAAGTGGTTAAAGGGTATAGGATCTAAACAATTGCCCGTATCTCCTACAGCATCTCAAATCTCCGCACCACCACAGCAAACAAATATGGTGCCATTATCACTGACACCGGAAAGAAAGGGTCAAGACATTATGATTATTGAACCTCAACAACAGCAGAATATCATTACTCCTGCATCTGGTGGTGGAGATATGTCACCGTCTCCAATCAGTGATTTTCAACTGTTAAATAACTTTATCAAGAATAAACTTCTTTTAGATTTAGCATACGTATAATGTCAATTCAAAAGTCCATATATGAAGAGTTAATTTTAGAATCGAGCGACCGTAGTCGAACGATTGACATTTCAACAGGTGCTATTTCGATTGATTATTATGAGGATATTTTCTCTCCAACTATTACTGCAAAAATAAAAGTCATCAACACCGGAAACACAATTGTTGCAGAAAATGGCACCGGAAGGCAGTCAATTTATAATGGTCTTCCTTTAAGAGGTGGTGAAAGAGTTTCGATGAAAATTGCAGGCAACTCTGCAACAAATCCCGGACTAGATTTTACAAAAAGAGTTGCAGATTACTTATATGTTTCAAGTATCACTGATGTAATTTCGGAAACCAATCAAGAAAGTTTTACACTTCACTTGGTTTCTAGAGAAGCAATCACAAATGAAACTGTACGAGTTGGTAAAAAGTTTAAGGTTGATAGTGCAATTAGTGATTCTGTAGAAAATATCTTAACAAATTATCTTAAAACCGAAAAAATAGGTGCAATTGATAAATCCTCAAACAAATATGGATTTATAGGGAATTTGAGGAAACCCTTTACTCTTTTAGTCTGGTTAGCATCAAAGGCAGTTCCTCAATCTTCTGGAAGTGCAACTGCTGGATTTTTATTCTATCAAACACAGGATGGATTTCAATTTAGGTCTGTCGATGGATTGATTACACAACCACCCAGAACAGATATAAACGATACCCGTGTTGTTTATACTTATAATCAGGTCAATCAAGCATATGATGAAAATGACGACAAGGTTAATAATGATTTTAGAATTTTAAATTATTACATCGAGAAAAATCAAAATCTAATTGAAAAACTTAAACTTGGCACTTATGCAAGTCATCGAATGTTTTTCAATCCACTAGATTTTTCATTCTCTAAACCAGAAGAAGGAAAGTTTAAACTTGAAGATTATGCTGGAAAGTCAAATAATCTTGGCAGTCAAATTAAACTACCACCACTATCTGATGGTTCTGATTTAACACTGGGAGATGTACCAACTAGAATTATTACTGCAGTTTATGATGTGGGGACATTGAATCCTGCAACTAGTTTGGAAGTTTCTTCAAAAATTAACTCTGACCAAACTTTATATCAATCTCAATCTTTAATGAGATATAATATTCTGTTTACTCAAACTTTGAGTATTATTGTACCATCCAATACAAACTTAAGAGCTGGAGACGTAGTTGAATGTCGTTTTCCAAAGATTACACAATCGGACGCGAAGGAATATGACACTGAAACGAGTGGTCTATATATGATTAAGGAATTGTGTCATCACTTTGATGCGAATCGTTCATATACTTCTATGAAATTAATCAGAGACACTTTTGGAATTAACAAGAAGGCATAATAAATGATAGACGAATCACTTCTTAAAAGTAATTTTATCGGTAGAGACGGTTTTCGATGGTGGATTGGACAGATTCCTCCTATCGAGGATATGAATGGTCAAGTAGATGGTAAGGGATGGGGAAATAGATTTAAAGTAAGAATTATTGGTTATCATCCTTATAGTGAAGCAGAACTTCCTAATGAAGACCTTCCTTGGGCACAATGTTTAATTCCAACTACAGCAGGAAGTGGTGCTGCAAATGTAGCGACTGGTGTGCAACTTCAACCAGGCGATACTGTTCTTGGATTCTTTTTGGATGGCGATAATGCTCAAATTCCTGTAATTCTGGCAACATTTGGCAGAAGTTTTTCTGTTCCCTCAAAAACTTATCAGTCACCATTTGTTCCTTTTACTGGATATTCTAGTAAAGTTGAAAAGGCAAAAGTTACTCCAATTCAATCAAATGAAGTAAAAGAAAATTCCAATCCATCGCCTGCAAGCGTCACTGAAGAGCAAGCAGCAGAAATAGCACAGAGAGTTGGATATCAAGTATTTTCTGAAAACTTTGCAATTGGAAACCAAATTCCATTAGCAAATACTGTTAAGAATACAAGAGTTGATAAAATCAAATCAATTGTCAAAAATCTTCTTCGTAAATTAAAAAATCTTCAAGGAAACGTAGAAAAAATAGCGCAAACAATTCGTGAAGCAGCAAATAAAATTGTTACTTTATGCAATGATTTGATTGGTGGACTTTTTAATTTTTTAATTTATGGAAATGAAGATTTTCCTGGTCTAATAGGTCTTTTAAAACAAGGATTGGATTTGCTTTACAAACTAGTTTTTTCTCAAGTTCTTGCAGCCACTGGTAATCCAGTTGCAGCACATCTTGCCGGTGTTGCTGCACAAGAAACAATGGTTTTGCCAGTTAAAGCACTTGAAGAAGCATTTGGATGTATTGCTGGTGCTGCAATTGAAAGTATGAAGAGTTTAGTATTCGATATTCTAAACTCCACCGTCAATAATGTAGACCGCTTTGTAAGTTGTGCTGCAGATCAATTTGCTGGCACATTGTTAAATTCAATCATTGGTGTGCTTGAAACTTTATTTGATGGTCCCTTGTCGGCAGTTGAGAAACTTCTTCAATTCTTCTCTAATTTCAATTTGGGAAACATTTTGAGAGAAGCGATTGGGTTGTTGTCTGAATTTGGTGCTGGATTTGCCTGCAATCAAAGTTTAGATAATTACAAAGGACTTGTAAATGAGTGGACGGTTGGTGGAGGACCTTCCGGTTCGGTTTCATCAACTGCATCTTCTCTGGTTAATACTTATGGAAACATTAGAGATATTACAAATATCATTAGTTCTGGTGTAGACATTAATTCTGTAACACAATGTTTTACTGGTGCTTTACAATTTGCAAGCCCACCGGTCATTAATATCTTCGGTGGGCGTGGATCTGGAGCATCTGCAATTCCTATCTTTGGAAATCTTGTAACAAATCCGGATGGAAATACAACTGCAAGTATCATTGGAGTTCAATTGACGAATCCTGGATCTGGTTATGCTTATTCGCCATTTGTTGAAATTATTGATGATGCAGATCAAGGATATGGTGCAGTAGCAAGAGCACTTATTAATGATAGTGGTCAAGTTGAATCCATTTATATGGTTTCTGAGGGTGAAAATTATTCTGTTGGTAACCTTGCAGAGTTTTCTGTCTTGCGAGTATTGGTTGAAGATGGTGGAGGTGGATATGAAGATGCAGTTGTCACTGACAATCTTGGAAATGAATACAACTCTCAGATTGTTGATGGTCGTATCTCTCAAGTCATTCCTCTAAATAATATCGTCGATAGTCTACCTAGACTTAACATAGAATCAGATACTGGATTTGGAGCAATTTTACGCCCCGTCATAGGAGCACTCAAAGAGACTGGACCTATTCCTGCTTCTCCGGATGCAGATCCTAATTCTCCCAATTCAGCAAATCTTTTTGCACAAGAGGTGCAAACATCCATAGATTGCCCGATATAAAATGGCAGAAAGAGATAAAAACATTTTTAAAAGACAACTTATTAGTTTTAATCCAAACTTCAGGATTGATACTGCAAACCCTCAGATGGGGTTGAGTGGTACGGATGTGTATAAAATTTATGGTGTCACTGATAGTGGAGATAACCAATCTTCAATTAGTTTAAGTAGTGGTGGGTTATTTTCAATTTACAATGACCAAACCATTCAAATTTCTGGCGGTTCTAAAAATCCTGAAGGAAGAGAAGACGTTGTAATCATTGGTAACAATGGAAATGTTTCCATATCAGCAAACGGAATGGTTCGTTTGTATGCGACCAATATTATGATTGAAGCAGAAGAAGATATTCATTTCAAAGCAGGAAGAAATATCACAATGAAGAGTGGTGCTGGTCGCATCATGATTGATGGTCAACGAGTAGACATAAAAGGAACTAGTGGAAACATTCCTTCTTTACTTGGAATTGATTTTACAAAAAAAGTTTTCTCTGGAAGTTTTGTTGGTATTGACTTTATTGATAATGTCGTAAGTGGAATTGTTGGCGGCATAATTAACACTGTCGTTGATGCAGTATTATGAGCAACAGTCAATATTTCGGGCAAGAAACTTTTTTTAATGAAAAAATTAATGCATATGCGGGTATATCGGGAGATCTAACTGGCAATGTAATTGGTAATTTAACTGGCGATATTACCGGCAATGTAATTGGTAATTTAACTGGTAATTTAACTGGCGATATTACCGGCGATATACTTGGCAATGTGACTGGAAATATAACTTCAAGTGGTATTTCTACATTTCAAGATATTCGAATTATTGGAAAATATTTTGATGGTAGTAATACTTTTGGATCATCTGGACAAATTTTATCTTCTGATGGAACAAAGACTGCTTGGATTAATGCTAGTTCTGCATCTGTAGGATCCGCTACTTCTGTAGGAACTAATTTAGATTCTACAAATGTATCTAGATATTTGACTTTTGTTGAAAACACATCTGGAAATAATATTATTCGTGTTGATTCTGATTTAACTTATAATCCAAGCACGAATACATTTGGAAATATTCAAACTGGAATTTTAACTGCTTCAGCACTAAAGATTACTAATGGTTTGTATGATGGATCAAATTCACTTGGATCCTCTGGTCAAATTCTTTCTTCAAATGGATCTGCAACATTATGGATTAATGCTAGTTCTGCAAATGTTGGATCAGCAACTTCTATTGGAATTAATTTAGATTCAACAAATGCTTCGAGATACTTAACTTTTGTTGATGCTACTTCTGGAAATAATCTTGTTAAAGTTGATGCAGATCTAACTTATAATCCCAGCACAAATGCACTTACCGCAGGTTCTTTTGTTAAATCTGGAGGAACTTCAAGTCAATTTTTAAAAGCAGACGGATCAGTTGATTCTACTACATATTCTACACAAACATTTCCATCTGGAACTTTAATGCTGTTCCAACAAACAGCAGCACCAACTGGTTGGACTAAACAAACGACTCACAATAATAAAGCATTGAGAGTTGTAAGTGGCACTGCAAGTTCTGGAGGCACAACAGCATTTACTACAGTGTTTGCATCAAGAACTCCGGCAGGTACTGTTAGTGGTACGAACTCTGGAGGTTCAGTTACTGGATCTGTTTCTGGTTCTAACAGTGGTGGTAGTGTAAGTAATACAACATTGGTAGAATCACAAATACCAAGTCATACTCATAGTTATACTGCATCTAATAATAATAACGAAAACAGGGTTTCTAGTCCCAAGGCGGGCAACGTGGCACCTGTAAATACAGGAACTTTTGGTGCCAACACTGCTGCTGCTGGTGGTGGTGGTGCTCACAGTCATGGATTTACGAATCCATCGTGGAGTGGTACTTGGACTCAGGGTGTATTTACAAATCCATCATGGAGTGGATCATTCTCGGGTACAGCATTAGACTTTGCTGTTCAATATGTAGATTTGATTATCGCTTCCAAAGATTAATTAAAAGGAGATTTAACTATGAGAGTAACGATTATTCCAGAAGATAAATGGATTAGAAAAGATGAAGTTTCATTAAAATTACCAGAATGGAATTTTAATGATCCTGATATTCATGCAATTCAGTGGTATGAAGATCATGGAGAAATTGAATGGAAAAATCCACAGAGAAACGAATCAATTACTGATGATTCTATTCTACAACCATACATTACTGCATTAGATGCATACTTAGTTGTTTTATCTACTCCTGTACCAGATCCTGATCCTGTTTTATCTGATACTCAAACTCTATCAAATATTTTAAACTCATAATTTATGGAAGATAAAAAAGCGTGGATTTATATTCATATTCCTAAAACAGCAGGAATGTTCATTAAATCTAGAATAGAAGCATCCAAAGATACCTCAAAAATTTTAGATCCATTTACTACTAATACCACATATTCAACTCCAGTTAAAAATGCTCCTAACATTTATTTTGTTAGACAGCAAATAGAACTCGCTAATGATCCTAGAGTTGGATTTGTAGTTATTGTTAGAAATCCTTATGACAGAATGTATAGTATGTGGAAATGGTCAAGATTATATGGAAACATTGGGAACTTAGATTTTCCAGATGTTGAAGAAAAATTTGAAGATTATTTATTAAATTTAAAAAGTGGCACGTATGATATGTGCTACTTTATGCAAAAACAAACTTTTTTCTTCACTGGAGAAGAAAATTGTTTTGTAAAAACTATGAAGTTTGAAGAACTTAATACTACAGTAAAAACTTTCTTTGAAAGTAATGGTGTTACTTGGTCTGATCAAAAAGTAAATGAAACTAATGGAAGAAATTATCGTGAAATTTACAACAACACAATGAGAGATATTGTAATTGAAAGATGTAGTGAAGAATTTGAAAAATTCAATTATTCTTTAGATTTATAGAAATGGTTCAGATATTCAAGAATTTTCTTTCTGAGGAAGAATGCATAATTCTTACAGAAATTGCTTTTATAGGAGTTGAAGAAAAATGGATGGGTCCGGGAATAACTGAAGGTTTTGTTTTAGGATATAAAAAAAGATATACAAGTAGAATGCATATGGAGGGTAAAAAATATCCTCCATATGTAATTGAAATATCTAATAGAATTAGACAGTTTATGGACATAGATTATCTTCCAATTATTGAAGGTCATGGATCTAATGGTGTGGTTGTTTCTATTACATATCCTGGTGGAGATGTTTATAAACATCAAGATCCAAAATCTATTGATGGTTTAGCAACTTTTAGATGTAATGTAATGACACAAGCAGCAGATTCTGGTGGAAAACTCTATGTTGATGATGAACTAATAGATATAGAAGTTGGTGATTTACATTGCTACTATGCTTCAGAACAACCACATTATGTTACAGAGGTAGAAGGAAATACTCCAAGAGTTTTATGGATGTTTGGTGCTCATAGACCTGTTCAAGATTATCATAAACAGTCTTTACAAATTAAATAAATTATATTATAATATAATTTTTAACTATGGCTAAAATAGAACCTGGCAACTTTTGCCCACTTATTAAAAAAGATTGTATTGGACTTAAGTGTTCTTGGTATACTCAAATGCGTGGAACAAATCCTAACACTGGAGAACCAGTGGATGAGTGGGGTTGTGCTGTTGCTTGGATGCCTTTTATGGCAGTAGAAATCGCACAAAAATCAAATCAAACTGGAGGAGCAGTAGAAAGTTTTAGAAATGAAGTTGTAAGGGCA